CCAGAAACACAGCGCAGGACCAAAAAGGGCCAACGCGCCAACGCAGGGAACCCAGCAAAAAAGCCAGGCAAACCCAACGGAACCGACCCCAAAGGGGGCCGGAACCAGCTCCACGCCTTAACCAAGGCGTTTATTGAACGACAACCGCCGCACATCAGTGCACCCGACTGCCCAACAAAAGGATGTGTTTTACTTCATGTATTCATGAAGCAACTATGTCAACAAGTTGACATAATCTTTTCTTTTGGGTCGTCGTTAAGCGTATGGTTTCAAACGCTCGCCTATCCCAAAAAGGTCTCAGTTCTTTACCGTCGTACGACCAATAATCAGTCATACTAGGTTTTAAGACGGAATCCGCGTCTAAGTCCCAAGAAAAGGGAAAATATTCGCGTACTCTATAGAACTGGGCTTTACTTTCGCGAGTTACGTAATCAAAAACGCCTTCCTTCTTTTGTCCTATCTTGCCAAAAGCAAGTACAGTAAAAAGTTGGAGATTAGGGTCTTTAATAAACACACTCTTTGCATCCGTCGATCTCTTCCAATAGACAACATGCCTTTCAACGCATGAAGTAGTGGGGTATAAAATACCCTCACTCGGTAAAAAACGATACGGAACCTTACATTTTTTACTTTTAGGTAAAAGTGAGGACAAGTATTCCAAAACGTTATATAACGGTTTGTGAATAGATGACCAATGTAAAGCCTGGTTAAGTGCAATAGTAACATCTTCGTAGGTCTTAAGGGATCTAATGTAAAATGGTGAAATGATTATCCCATTATAACAGTCGAAACCACAAGATTCACGAAAAAGTCCTGAGCAAAAGCTTTTACTCTCGTTGACGACTAAGCCTGCACGTGAAAGTACAGAAATGGTGTCTAAGTAAACCGATTTACGAACGATTATATCATCTCCAAAAATCGCACACTGTTTAAAATCTAAGTAGCCACCTTTATGGTGTTTATTAGCTGCATAGGTTAAAGCAGAGCAGATTAGGGTCAGTAAAGGGAATGTGAATCCACATCCCATCGTTGAAACCATCGGAAGAGTAGTCCAATTGTTGTCGATCCTAATTTCAGGGCTACGGGTCATTAAAATGACTTGAAGTAGCTCAGGAGGCAACAGAAGCTTAACTAAGTCCAGCGATATTAAATCGCTAGCCGAAGACAGATCTATTGTACAAAATGGATCTCGCCATTGGTTAGAAAACTTAGAGCCTTCCAACGCATAACGACGATTAATATTTTGCTGAACTTCTATATTAAGACCAACAGAGCGTAAAGATTCAGATATGAACTTCCCAATCGCAAGTTGAAACCAAAGATTAATACTTGGTTCGCAAGCAATGGTCCGATCAATACTTTGATCCTTAGGAACAGTAGTAATGCGCCCGCCCCTTGTAATAGATATTTTATCAGCCTTTGAGGATAGAACACCCCATAGATTTGAATCGAATATCTTGATATATTTAACAAGAGGTAAACAACTTTCGGTGATAGATAATTCATTGTTCAATAACTTATCTACTATAAACGTGTGGTGACCAGTCTCACTCTTGCCTTTGCCCCAACTTAGAAAATCGGGGTGGCGTAAAACGCCAGGAAGAAATGTAGCCTGAGGCCACGTGTCTATACTGTAAGTCGCTCCGATATATCGACAGCCAGATTCAAGAGTTTTCATTATGAAATCTTTCGCATCGCCCAATTCGAGATCAGTTAAATCGATCTTTGGTGAGGACACGTGGGAGAAGACACTTAGAAAATTATCTATCGCTGCACGAGAAGTTACATCCGAAGATGTGGCTTCAAATCGTTTTGAAAAACGGTTGTGCAAACGGCTGCCTGCTGGGTCATAAACACCATCTAAATCGAGGTGAAAGGCTTTTTCGAGTTCATCAAACATCGAAGTTCTCCATAGTGGATTATTAAAAGATTAGATAATCCCAGTAACTGTCGTGTCGGACAAACCAGAAACCTGGTTATCCAATACGCCAATCATGAAGGAGAGCAAGGCCCTAATCTGTTGATTCTGATAGGTCTCAGATCCTGCCGGAACGGCAATGTCTAGGCGAGCTATCGCTATTTGCGGAACGTTATTCGCAAGTGGCGCAGCGCCTTTACGGACAATTACAGAGTAGGTATTTTTAGGGACAGATCCTGTCACTAACAACCCAGTTGTTGGGTTAGCATTACCTAAAATAGCGAGCGTTTTAGGACGCTTAACAGTTACAGTAAATGGACTTGATGGCGAATGAGAAGTTACATTCGTTTGGGTCCCACCCAAGGCAGTAATAGCAAATTGCTTGCTATAAATGTCGGGAGCAGTATCACTAGTCAACGTATACGTTGGTGTTGTGAGACCGGTTACTGTAGCACCAGTTATTACCTGGCCATTCGTTAACGTAATCATAGTATTTATAGTCCTTAATTTGACTTTTTGCCTAGTAAAATCGCAATTAAATAGGACGCCTGTCGAAGACCGGCTGAAATCCCAATTAACGGCGGACGGTCAATCAGATAAGCTTCAGCAGTAGTATTAGAAATAATACGAGCCAAAGTAGTCTGTTCAAATGACGATGTTCCCGGTTGGTAACTGCCGCGGTTCCAAGTGTTGACCCAGGTCGTGTTCCACGCCGATGTGGCGCGGGCCGTGACTTTGGTCCTCCTAGAATAGACAACAGTCCCTTCAGGTAACATATCATTCGGTTGATAGTAATCAATCCAACCTCCTATATTGATAAAATAATCAATCGCCCAAGAAAAGGGTACTAGGTTCCAAGCGGACTTTGCAAGTTCGTAAGGATTACCTAGCGTTAGGAAATGGAGAGCTTCTTTGATCAAGTCAAGCAAGCTTGTCGTGTCAAACGGCGTAGAACGAGTCTTACCGATGATCGTACACCTGCAAGAAAATTCGGTTTTACCATCCCAATAGATCCATAAAGGACTACCAGAAGCTTCCCCGATATCTTGCACGTAACTTAACGTGACATGTTGATCGGTTTTCGCTTCGCGATGGCATCGAGATATCGCATATTTAGGCGATAAGCGCTGTAAAAGCACCTCGATGTCAGCAAGCAAGGGCCGAAACATAAAATTATATTGGACCCAAGCACTGGATAAATCTTTAACGCTTCGCGCAAAGAAGAGAGTCTTAATAAAATCAATAAGTGGGCCGATAAAACCCATAATGATTGACTTCATTTGATGAATTACCTCTAAGTACTCAGCGAAAACGATTTGCGGATCCGTTCTACTTCGATAATCAGGAAGCGCTAGTTGATAGGCTTCTTTGTCTAGGTAGTCCGGGAAAGTAGGCGGATAGGGGAGCTGTTGAGCCCCACAAACGATACCAGACCAGTACACGAAACGTGACGAAGTCTTGTAAATTGCCGACGTTGTTTTTAACGGCCGAAATCTACGATATGTAGATGTATAGCCTCCAACGACAATCTCATTTTCCTTTCCCCACAAAGCATTAGGGTAGCCCTCACGGACCAGACGTTGGTAGTTGTATCGAAAATACACTACGCGTTCGGTTCCATCAAGGTTACGCTTTAGTGCTTCGTCGATATTGGAGTAGAGATTTTCTTTCATAAAGAGCGTCCAGGAAGCGGAAAATATGACTAATGATTTAGTATATTAGTCCTTTTTTGGAGAACC